ACTTGTCTCGTTTTAAGGATTTGGAACAAAGGTAGAACCAAACTATCTAGTGAGCGAATTTACGCTTGATCTTGCACTGCACGGCCCATGCAGTCGCTTGATAAATAGCGAATGATATCGTACACCTTTCGCTCGCTCAAGGCATATTTGTCAGAAAGGACGGCCACGATATAGGTTGTCTTTTCACCCGCCGCCCGCATTCGGGTATAATCATCGAACAAATCGACATACAAACAATCGCTTGTCCTTATTCCGGCGTTAAATAGACGCTGGAGCAATTCCTTATTGAAAGAAAGTATCTCGTATATTGTCATAATCTCCAAAAATTAAAGTATATTTGTATTGCCAATCACATAAAACAAAAACGAGCTATCGCGACTGAAGGCATACAGCCCCCGGTCGTGCGGTAGCTCGCATTTGTTTGTTAGTATGTGATTGGCGTCTTTACTAACAGCCGGGGGCTTTTATTTGCCCGCCCCCGATAAAGGCTTATAATATTTTCTATCTGTTCTCCAACACTTCCACCCTCTTCTCAAGTGCCTTGACCTTGGCGTGAAGCTCCTTGATTCCGTTGATCCCGAAGGCGGTCAACATCTGGATATAATCCACGCCGTAATAGGAATCCCCGTTATCCGGTGTTATGAGTTGTACCGCCTCCGGAAGAACCTCTCGGACGGCTTGCGCCGACACGCCGATGCGAGGGATCTTGTCCTCGTCCTCCTTCATCGTGTAGTAGAAGGCGGATATACCCTCCAGCTTATCCAGCACGTCCGGGATATCGAAGAAGACGCTCTTTAGGCGGATGTCCGAGGAGGTCAAGCCTTGGTAATTGGTGATATACACATGGGCCGTGCTCGCGGCGTCCTTGTTGATATACAGGTTGGCTATATTCCCGGGACTGTTCCATCCATAGATACCGTTGCCGTTATCGATCCGTACCCCCAGAAACGGATACCTCCCGCCCGGGGCGTTAAACACGACCCCGTTGCCTTCTTTATATAATATTTTGGGGACATCCAAACTGGACGCATTGACAGAGTCACAAGACAACATCCCCTCGATATATACCTTGTCTGAGAATCGGGCGGCCCATCCATCCGTGTAGCCTATCGACGCCGCCCCGCTGACAACAAGAATAGCGTCGTTGATGCCGACCAACGCATTCCCTCCCCATACGAAATTCCCGATCTTGACGATATTGGAGGTGATGCTTTCCACGTCGATCTCCGAGGCAGCTATCTTCCGTGCCATCAGCAAATCGGTCGCCACGCTGGAGAAGTTCGCCCCGAAGGTGTCCCAATAGGCGGTATTGGTCGGATGTTTCCCCTTGAAGGTAGGCTCGTTATCATCCACCTTCGCCACATAATACGTGCGGGTGCCATCGCTATTCTTGATCGATACGATATCGGTAATCTTGGAGCTGGCGTTATAGGTAGCGCTTGAGTCGTAATCGCCACGGTAGGTGCAGCGGGGGCCACGATCGCCACGGGGACCGGGATCGCCGTCTTTCCCGTCCTCGCCATCCGTGCCGTCTATCCCGTCCTTTCCCGGTTTGCCTTCCTCTCCCTTGATCTTGGATACGCTCCACGCGCTCCATACCCCGTTTCTCTTGGTGCTGGTGGCCATCCAGACCGTGTCCGTGGACTGGGTGTCGCTCCATTGCTTGTTCGTATTAGGATGACCGTTCGGGGCTGACGGGCTCGCTACGGATGAGAACTCCACGTCGAAATCGGCCGTATCCGTCATCTGCCTCGGGGACATCCATGCCGTTTGCTGGGGTTCCTTCCCGTCCGACGAGAAGATCCGGGTGGAGGCCCACAGTATCGCCTCGCCGGACGGTATCCCGTCGCTCCATCCCTCCGTGGTCGGCAACGGGGAGGCGTACGAGCCGCCAACAGGGGTATCGGGCGTGGCGTTCGTGCGGATGAACACCGTGCTCTTGAAGCTGTTCGAGCCTTTCGATACCAATGGCTTCCAGAACCTCGTGTTCGTGGGATCGGTACCGGGCGTGGTCTGGGATATACACTTATACACGTTACCATCGTAAGATACCTTGTCGCCGGGGTAATAGACGGACTTATCGGAGTAAGCGCCCCGATCCACCTCCGGATAGTCGATCTCGCCGGAGGGCGATTGGTAGATACTGCCTTTCAACACGAGACCGTCTCGCTGGTCATATGAGAGGAAAGCGTTGTCATCGCCGATCCGGAACGCCTTGGAGAGCATGTCCCAGTATTGCGTGCCGTCCGTGTTGATGATCTTGTTCAGCCGCATCCAGCCCGGGCCGATCTCGCTGAAGCCGTAAAGCGTGGAGAAACTGCGCTGGCCGTCCACCTCTGTACTCAAGGCCCCGCAAAGGAGATTGTAATACGAGCCGTCATCCAAGTCCCTCGGCTCCTTGCTGAGAAGGAAAGAGCCGGACGATCCCGACTTGGTGCAGCGGGCGTACAGGTACATGGCTTCCATATCATCACCTAGATAGGGAGACGTATAAGCCGCCACGTTCCAATACCTGTACTCCGTCACCTTGTGGGAGGGGGCGAGCGAGTCTATCCCCAACGTCATGTGCTGCAAGATTCCGGAGGGGGTGGCAAGCGTACGTTTCCGCTGGTCATACGTGAAGGCGTGATCCACCTCGGTGACCGCCTGTCCGTCCTCCGTGGGAATACGGTTGACGAAACGGAACTGCAACGACTCATGTCCCACCAATACCGACATGGTGCGAAGCCACGACATCGCCTGCCCCTTACCGTAATCCTTGAACGCTTTCTCCAGCATCCCCTGCATCTCCACCGCGTCACGCCAACGGCGAAGGGTGAACGATACGGCCTGCTTGTGTCGTGTCTCGTTCGTCACCTCCTCGCTCTCCAGCTTGCCCAGCTCATCGGACAGGAAACCGCCTACCGGCGTGTTGGATAGCTCAAGCTCCGGACTGTGGGGCCTGTTGATGTAATCCCTCACCCCGGTGATCCGGATCAGGATGCCGTCCGGCTGGAATTGCGGGTCGCTGAAATCGACATAACCGCCGGGGACCAGCTTGGCGCCGATCGCCAGCCAATTCTTCTTGGCCCATATGCCGTCCAGCTCTCCGCTGAACGTGAATTGCCGCTCCTCACGCTCGTAAAGGTAGCGTACCGCCTCCCGGAACATGTCCCAGCTCGCCCCGGTCTTGGTGGCGTTGTCGCATACGTAGGCGGCGGGAAGGGATATGTTGAAAACGGCGTACTTGTCGCCGACCTCCGGATACAGGGAGGCGTTCGGCAGCGTCATGCCATCCTGCTCGGACGAGACGATCTCGAACTTACGACCGTCATGTACGTACTTTACGTCGAACTCACGGCCCGCCAGACGGCCAGTCTGGAAAATAACCGTCATGGTCTGGCCGGCGATCAGGCAATCCTCGAAATTGAGGTTGGCGGGGACCGATGAGTCATAGAAGTTGTAGAACGTGACATCGTTCCCGTCCGTGTCCTTGCCCGGCTCCGTATCGGTCTCGCTCACCGTGCCGACACGGGAAGGATAGATGTCGCTGGCGTCGTAGCTGTCCTCGTTATAAGAGGAAAGGGGCCTGTCCGCACGAGTGACATACATCCCGTCCTTGTCGGTCTTGTACCGTCTGCCTTGGTAGGAAAGCTCCTGTGACTTGGGAAGCAACAATGTCTGGCTACCGTAGACCGAGTAATCGATATTCCGCTCGCCGCCTTGCACGTAAAGGATCTCAACGGGGAGGTTGTCGCCTTGGTTCGCACGACCTACACCGGGAAGGAATCCGTTACCTTTTCCGTAGGATAGCTTTAGAGGAGCGTCCTTGTAATACTCCACCTTGCGGAGGTTGATAGTTTTGCCCACGATCTCGAACTCCGTGTCGAACTCCTCGGCCAAACGCCCCAATACAGCCCAGCATTTCTCATGGTTGAACGACAACAGTTTCTCCGGGGCCTCGATCACCGTGCCGACCGTCCAGCCGGAATCATAGAGATTGAGGTTATCCACCAGCAGCTCCATGAACATCCCCGGCGTGGCCGTCATGACGAACTTGAGCTTGTACGGCTTGTCAGACAACAGCTTGTACTTATATTTTTTCAGGATCTCCTCGTTGCCGCCGAAGGTGACGGTATAGTCGAAGACCCTCGTGCCCTCCTTCTTGAAATCCGAAGGGTACCACAGCGTGTACCTTTCCCCCTGATACTCGATATACGCCCCGGTGGGCAGCTCCACGTGATCCACTAGGGAGTAACGCAGCTCCACCTTCTTCGCTTGCGCTATCGCCCGGTAACGATAGCTGTCATCGTCCACCGGGATGTCAAGCAATACCTCGCCCGTCTTATCATAGATACGCATCTCGAACGGTATTTAAAGGGTGTTCGAGACGCTTTCGGGTATACCCAGCAAGGCACGCACCCTCGTCTTACAATCGCTTCTGTAACGCTCCAGCTCCGCGAACTCCGCCTCGAACTCGGCCATCCTTGCCGTATCCGAACCTAATTTATTGAGGGTGATCGCCTCCACCCTGTCAGCGGAATATCTCGCACGTACGAGCCCGGACACGAACCGCTCGTACGTGGCATCCGCAGCCTCTATCAGCGTGCCGCCATCCTCGCACGTGCCGGTATAGGCGTAAGCCACGCGGGGCTCCGGTTCCGGTTCGCCCCCGTGACCCTCCGGAACGTGGTTCTCCAGGACCTCCTCGTTCAGGTATAACAGGTAATGGTTGTCATCGTATTTTACGAATGTCTTTCTCTCCGTGTAAATCGCTCTTGTCTCCATATATTTAAATGTTTTTTAGCCGACCCGGGAGGATCGGCCAAGAGCGATCCCTACGGGTCAAGTGAACCTGAAAAATTTCTTACCGAACTTGTTGGTGAGCACCTTTATCACGGTATCCACCGGCAAGTCCTCGTGAGAGAAGTCCGTGAGCGCCTGGTCGATCAAGACGGCGGAACCGGTGAAAGCGTAACGCTCCTCGCCTTTCCATCGGAAACGTATGGCGAGGCACTTCTTTGGCGTGCCGTCCTCGTTTCTCTCGATCTTGCTATCCTCGATTTTATAATCAATCAACTCTATGAGTTTATCATCCTCCGGCCCTCGTTTATCCTCCGGTATCCGGGTATCATAAAGTATATCCTCGAATCTCATTTTCCGGTCGGCCGGGAGATCCTCCCACGGACTTTTTTTATTCCTTATCACCTGTCCCAGTCTTTTCCTTGGTGTTTCCATTCCTAATTTATTTAATAGATTACTCGTATCAGCGTGTTGGATGAAGCCTATACGGGAAGAGGCCCTCCTCCTTATCTCCTCGTCCGGCAAACCCTTCTTTCTCAGTCTCGCTATCTGGCGGCAGAGAGCCACCTTGTTACGTTTCCGGACACGGACATGATCCGGGAAATGCACGTATCCCCCCGTATCGACACCGTCCGTCACGTGCCCGATCTTCCATCTCGGGTTAAGACCGATCCTAAGCTCGTTAGCGTAATAAAGACCGATCCACTCGATGACAAGGTGCAAGAATACGGTGTCCTCATGCAGTATCAGGACATCATCGGCGAGACGGTAACAGAAGTCCAGACGGTTCAGATATCCCTTGAACCTGTCCGAGAGGTATTGGATCCCCTTGGATAACTCCTCCATGTCCTTGTCCGTCTTGGCGGTGGCCATCCTCTCCTCGATATATCTTCTCGTATAATACCCGACCAAGGCCGGGCATTCCCCGACATGGAAGCACCGCTTCAAATCGTGATCGAAAAGATAAAGATAGACAAGCGAGAAGAACTGCGCCAGCTTCGTGCCGGGAAACATACCGGTATCCCCCTCGACGCTGTCAATGATCTCATCAAGCCTTCGCAATAAATGATTATCCTTGATACGTGTCCTGAGCTGGCTTTTCAGTACCGGGTGATTGACGGTCGGATAGAAGTGGTGGATATCGCACAGGAGATAGTCGGTGGTACGTTCCGGATATTTTCTCAGGACCTTCCGGATCATCCTCATGTAGGCGTGGGGACCGCGTCCTTTCACCCCTCCGTAGGTATACGCGGAGAAGGATCTCGTAAAATAATCCTCCACCTCATTGAGCATCGCCCAGTGCTGGACATGATCCGGGAAAGGGAGCATCCCGATAAGACGTTTTTTCGGCTCATGGACGGTCATGAAACGATACGGGGAGGTTACGAACGTCCCGTTTTCAAAAGAGTATAGGAGATCGGAAAGGTTCTTTTCCAAGTCCGCCTCGAATTTTGTTATGGCCTTTTTACCATGCTTGTTCTTGCTGGCATGATCAAAAGCCTTAAAATAATTATCCTTCCGGGCTATATTCCCGGAAAAGCCACCTTTTCTCCTCATTCGTGTCTCTAGTGTCTAATAGTGTCTAGTGTCTGCAATTGCCATCGGGTCATGAGCCGTCGGTTAAACCTACCGGGACTATACCTTTAGCCTCGCTTTTTTGTCAAGTGACAAGGTCCCTTCTCCACTTCATATAAAAAATCCTCGTTCGGCATGTTAGGGGCGACGACCAGTTCACGTTAGCGTTCGAGACCGCATTGTTACCATTGAGGTACGCTAAGCCGGCATTAGCACCGTTGTTCGCATGACCACGACGGAACGGACAGCGAAGGCCGGAACTGGACGTCAGAGAAGACAACCCGCCCAATCAATAGGCGGCACAAATGTAATATTTAATTTTTCAAGTGCGACCGCCTTACGGCGGGAAAAATAAAACAGGAACGGAAACAACATGTCAAAGAACTAAGATGCGGCACTTACGTGCCTTGGGTGCTCGGGCGCTTCGCACCCTGATGGACACAATGGACACCCGAACACAATGAACGCTAGTACTGCACGGGCACGGGGCTTACGTCCTCTGCAAAATAGCAGAGGGGCGACGACCAGTTCACGCTAGCGTTCGAGACCGCATAGTTACCACTGAGGTACGCTAAGCCGGCATTAGCACCGTCGTTCGCAAGACCACGACGGAACGGACAGCGAAGGCCGGAAATAGCGTTGTCGTTATACCAACCGTCGCAATAATAGGTGCTGGAGCTGCCGGAGGCGACAGTCGGGGCGGAGCATAGGTTCTGCATACTGAACTCAGTGATATATTTCCAGCCACTGGGATCGTTCTTAGGAACCCTCGCCGCCTTTATCAGGCCCTCGATCGAGTTGATGTTGAAAGCCGAGTAAAGGGACGGGGCTACATAATAATCTCCGCTACCGTCGGACAGCTTGTTTATCAAGGAGCCACGCTCGATCAGACCGATATGCCCGTAGAAGTTCTTCAAGCCTAGGAAGCAAGGGACGTGCGCTTGGTGGACGGTACCACCGTCCGAGCCCTTCACGGCGTAGTCGCTCACGCCGACTGAGTCCCCCAACTCGATCCCTACGCTCGTCGGAATAATCGGATAACCACCGTTATGGCTCGACCAAGGATCCCAAGACCATTCCGTAACTCCCTTACCGGTACCGCCCTGATATAGGCCATTGGAGTCCTTTACCGGGTTCAACGCGGACTGGCAATCACGGGTACCCATGATAAGGCGGTAGAGATAACCGACGACGCTGTTCGCGACGAACCAGCCGGATTCCCAGCCCTCACCCTTCTTGCGGGCGGCCGTGCCGAAAGCCGCGGCGTTCATGTTCGTGGCAACCATGCCTAGCTGCGTGTTGTGCTTCCCGTCCCTCGTCGCGTCGTTGTTCCCGCCACGATAACGGGGATCGTCGCTGACGACGGAGACCAACGTGCCGCTCGTACGATCCATGACGCCGGCTCCCAAGGCCGACGTACCCCCGGCCGGGATATAATAGTTCAAATGACCCTCGATCGGGGTCGGGCTCACGGCCTCGTAATAATAGGTGGAGTCTACCCACCAAGAGTAGTAGTGGGCGTTCCAGCACCACAGGTAATCGCCCATCGTGCCGTCCAAGGCGGCGGGACTGCCGTCGGCGAAACGATGGTGGTTCGTCGGGTCAAGCTTACGCCGGCTACGGTCAACGGACACGAGGTAGCAGCCCAGACCGATCACGGAGGGAAGATCCCGCAGGAAATCGATATTACCGTAGGACTCGCCGACTGGCGTGCCCTGACCACGTTTCCAGCGACGGATAGCGATGTGCTTGTTCACGATCGATACCGCATCGGCGAAAGGGATCCTCACTGACTCGCCCGTTTCCTTGGACACTCCCTCGATCAAATACTTGGAGGGCTGGTTCGTGTCGGCCAAGGGCAGCTGGTCGATTGTCTTGCCGTTATCGAAGGCCGTGATGATAGCGCGTACCTTCTCCTCCTCTGCTGTTGTTAATGACATGATTCTGTATATTAAAATGTTAGACAATTATACCTTTCGTATCCGGCTACCGGATAAAAATCTCATCACGCTACCGGCCTTACGAATGACCGGGGCAGTAACCTCAATGACTATCGTTTGGGACAACGAGGTGTTATGCGACGGGATAACGTGGATCGTGGCCGTGCCGGTCTTACGGACAGTCAAGTTTCCACGTGGGTCCACGTACAACGCATCACCGGAATAAAACGCCTGTTGAAATATCACATTAGGTAATACATAAGCTGGAAAAAGACTCACGGCTATCTTCTGGGCGACGGCATTCCCTAACGTTATCCTCTTGACATATTTCAGCTCCATACGGGTAGGGGCAAGAAGCGCTTGACTCATCAACGATTGCTCGGCCGCTTTCATGGAAGCGATCTGCGCATTGCCCTCGGAAATCATCGCCTCAGCCTCGACAGCGGCAGCCAAAGCCTCATCAGATGCTCGACCGGCCAAATCAGCCTGTTTCCCAGCCTCCAACGCTTTAGCGTTAGCCAAACCCGCAGCAGAGATAGCGTTCCTCGTGGCCTCGATAGCCTTATTCGCCTCCGCAAGGGCGGTCTTGGCCGCTTCCGTTGCCTGCGTACCACGGGCGATACATTTCCACCAAGCCGTATCGGTCAAGGGGTGGTTCTTGTTTCCGTCCTTGACACAGAGGTAGCAGCTATCATCCGTGACGACGAAATCGAAGGTGTTGTACGTACTCGCCGTGGCATAAACGCCCTTATCGACGAACGCCACCTTCCCCAATACTATCTGACTCATTATAATTCCTCCTTCCTTTTTTTGGTCATACGTTCAAATACAGCTCACCGGTCTCTTGGTTGAGCTTGACAAGGTTTGGTGACACCTCGTCCTCGTAGGACATCACCAGCGTCATGTCGGCGGGGTTGATCGTGAAGGTCGGGTACAAGACGCCTCCCTTAGCGAGGATGCCCGTATCGACATACCTGTCCCCATCCAGATCCCATTTCCACCAGTTGCCGTTATCGCCAACCTTCCACGGGTGGTCGGCCAGCTCTTGCGCGCGGTCACCCTGTGTCTTGGCGAAGTTACCCTGCGTGTTGGCGTAAGAAGCTTTCTCATTCGCCAATTTCGCCGCGTCATTTGCGTTTTTAGTTGCGATCTCGGTATCTTCCTTGATCTTCTCTAGCCCATCGTGGGCGGTATTAGCGTTAGCCGCGGCTTTATTGGCTAGATCAGCCGCGGTATTAGCCTTACCGGTTGCGGTATTGGCGTTCCCTGTTGCGGTGATGGCGTTCGCCGTGGCCGTATTAGCCTTTGACGTGGCCGCCTCGGCGTTCAGCTTGGCGGTGTTGGCGTTGGAGGCCGCCGTATTGGCCGCCTTGGTAGCGGCACGGGCGTTGGAGATCTCCGTGAGCATGTTCTCGTAAGCCGTCTGGATGGTTCCGAGGCTCACCTTCACGCTGGTTTGTATACCGTCTATGATCTTGCAACCGATCGTGTACAGACCGGTAAGGCTGTCAGCCAACGCGAGTTCCGATATTTTCTTCTTCTTTTTAGGCATATATGTTCAAGTCTATGTAATACTCCCCGTCCTCCGTGACCACCAGTTCCCCGGCCTCGGTAGCCAGCAGGTAATCGACACCATCCATCCGGAACACCGTGAACTCCAGCGTGAGGTTGAATGTCACCACCACACGCCCCCGGAGGCTCTCCAGTTTCCAGCCGGACGTCCTCTTGTAGTAGCAGGGGTATTCCTCCACGTTGTAATCCACGTACAACGAACGCTCGCCCGGCTGGATCAAGGCATCCAACAGAGCGTCGTAACAACTCCAGAATGTCGTCATTGAGCCGGCGATGAGACAGCATTCAAGAGTGACCTCCTTGCTATTATACACCACCTTGCCGGCATCGTAGATCCTACCGTCAACGTCCAGTACCGTACGGGACAGGTTAGTCTTCACGGTCGGGGATCTCATGATCTCGTCCCGGCCCTCCGTCACCATCACGCCGTATCGATCCAAGGGTACGCCGTCAAGCTCGTACTCGGATGGAGGAACATACGCTCTACCCTCCGGGATCGCCACGGACGAGGGTCTTACGGGCCGGTCCTCGGCGAAACGTAACGTGAAGGCCTCCAACGTGTCCCAATCCTCATACGCCGGGCTCTGGATGAGTCGCAAGCTCCACTCCCTGCCCAGCGAGGGGATACGGAAGAGGTGATACCCGGACTTCGATAGGTGCTCGACGAGAGCGCCGGCGGATCTTCCGTCCACGTCGCGGACGAACGTGATGTTGAGCTCCCGTGGTTTCAAGGTGGGCTTTTCCAGGTCCGGCTCTATGCCGTCCTCGTCCGGCCAGTCGTTCCTGTCCGGCTCCACCAGCTCGGGGAAAGGCAGGAGGCCGTCGTAGCCGCCTCGGGTGATCCATACGCCGAAATCGATGTAGGCGTCCCGGTTGTCTATATATAATCGTCCCTCTCTCATCTAGTCCTCATTTTTATACCGTTGTCCCTCATGTCCCGCTGGGCGTTGCGGATTTGCCCCAGGTATTCCTCTATAGCCTTCAGCCGGTCCGTGTTCACGGCGATCCGGTTGAGCAGGGCGAGCCCCTTCACGAGCGTGGCGTTGACGCCCGTTATCCCCTTTGAGGTCTTGTCAAGGAATATCAACGCCGTCGATATCATGCCCAGCCCCTTGTCCACGCTGTCCTGCGAGACGGACTGGATGCCCTTCGAGGAGGAGGTACGCCCCGCGTTGGCGATATCACCGATGGTCGTGCCCGTCACTTTCTCCATCTCCTCCAGCTGGCGGGCCGCGTCCTCGATGATCTTGTCATATTGCGCCCTCAAGCCGGCGATATTCTCCTCCGTCAGCCCGTTGCCGCTCGCCTCGGCGAATGACTCGTACCACTTCCGGAGAGGCTCTTCCAACGCCTTCATCTTTATTCCTTGAAGGACGGCGTTATTCAACATCTCTTGGAAATCGTCGGCGAAATCCTTCGCCGATCGCTTCCCCTCGGCGAGGCCCTTGACGATGCTGTCGGCGATACTGTCCGCGGTCGTCCCGGTAAGCGCCTCCCTCATGGCCTCGTCTTGGTCGGCGAGCATCTGGTTGATATCCGTGCCCTCTTCCTTGAGGTCACGCAACCTCTCGAACAGCTTGGCGACCTTCTCCTCCAGCTTGCCCTCGGTATAGAGCTTCTCTATATCCTCGTAGCTCTTGCCCGCGAGGCTGGAATACTCGTTCCACGTCTTCGCCTTCCGGAACCACGTGCCGTGGCGGTAGCCTACGCCGCTGATATATTGCTCCCCTTGGATCTGTCGCAGCAACCGGTCGTACTCGCTCCCGGAGGCTTGTCGCTGTTTTTCCAGTTCCTCCGTGATCCGTTTGTTGTAAGCCAAGGTCGTCTCACCGATCTGCCGCTGGGTACGGAGGCGTTCCCTTAACAGCCGTTGGTACTCCATCTCGCCCTGGATCGCCTCGTCGTAGAACTTTTGTTGCTCTTCCCGGGCCTCACGGTTCATCTCCTTGACCCGCTTCCCCATGGTAAATATCTTGCCGATACCGCCGATGACCGAGGCGATCCCCCCGACGATATTCCCGCCGGCGATCTGGGCCGCAGCCGAGACGAACCCGCCCAACGCGGAGGTCAGCTCCGCCACCTGCCCGGCGGCGTAGCCGGCCTCGTCACCGAGGATATCACCGATACCGCCGGCGATCGTGTCGAGGTCGGCCGTCAAGGATTGGACGGAGGTATCCATGCCCTCTAATGCGGCGGCCATACCATCCCTGTCACCTTTCCCAATGGAATCCAGCAACTTCTTCCAGTCATCCCGGATCGCCTTGAAGGGCGAGCGGGTACGGATCGCCTCCTCCAGCCGCTTGATGGCGTCATGGTACTCCCTCACGTTCTTGGGATCCCACGCCGACGTGTTGACCTCCCGGGCTTGCTTGAGCAGCTCTTCCATGGACGGCAGCGCCATCTTGTCGAGGTCGCCGAATATCTTGTCCCACATGCCCGTGTCCCTCAGCTCGTCGATGGACAATTCGGACAGGGCTTTTTTCTTACCCTTGGCGGCCTCGGCTATCGCCGCGTTGATGGCCTCCTTGTTCTTCTCGGTGCGTTGGGATATCAAGAAAGCGACATCCTCCGTGTATTTTCGCTCGATCTCCAGCCGGCGGGCGGCGTAGTCTTGATACTGTCTCAACGTCTTTTCCAACAGGTCGGCCTCCGCTTTCTCGCGGGTACTGTCGGCCAGCAGGGTGGCGTCGGATAGTTCCTTGCCCTGGGAGGCGGGGAGCTGGGAGACGGTCGTCGTTTTCGGCTTAAAGGATAGACCTTTCTTCTTCCAGTCCGGGTTCTCGTTCTCCCATAGGTCTTGCTCGATCTTCTGCCGGGCGAGGATATATTCCCGGCCTTTCTTCCCGATCTCGTTGATTTTCTTGTCATAGTTTAAGGTGATTTGGGCCAGTTCCTTGTCGGAGCCCTCTTTCATGAGGTTGATGTTTTGCTGGCGGAGCTCCAGCTCGGCGTCCTTCTCCTTCTGGGCGAGGACGGCTCTCTGTCGCTCGATCTCCAGCTCCCGCATGGCGGTCTCGGCCTTGATGACGTTGGCGGCCTCTTGGGCCTTTTGCTCCTTGCCCAGCTGTTTGTCCGCGGTGGATCGTTTCTTCTCGTAGGAGTCGTACGTCTTCAACGCCTCGGTCGCCTTGTCTATATCCGCCTTGGCCGTCTTGTAGGCGGTGACGATGGCAGGCTCGATCCCGGCGGTCTTGCCGGAATCAAGTAATTTCTTTTGCTCCGCGTCGATGGATTCCAATACGGAGGTGGCTTGTTCTTTGATATCCTCCCAATAGGCCTTGTTCTCGATTATATCTCTCTCGGCGGCCTCCTTGTTGAAAAACGGGGAGAATTGTTTTTGTATATCGGAGATCTCCTTCTCTGATTCATACACGCTCCTCACGTAATCCTCCAGCTCCTCGTAGAAGGAGCCTCCGAGCTTCTTCCCACCGAGCTCGCTCTGGATCTTGGCGGACACCCCTCGCCATGCCTCTTCCCATGTTTTGCCCGCGGCCCGGAAATCCTCCGTCAGACCGGGGATGATATCCATGATCCCCCCGGATTTGGACTCGCCGAGCTTCTTGGTCGTGATCTCGCGCATCTCCGTCAACGCCTCGGATTGCGTCTTTATGGCTTTCTCCAGCGTCTTGTCGATGGCGCCACTCTGGGCTTTTAATGCGGCGTTCTCCATGAGTTGCCTGTTGACCAGCCGGTAAGCCTCACGGATCTCATTCAGTGAGCTCTTCTCCGATAGCAGGTTCGGGAGATACTTGCCGTACGTCGTGTTGATCTCGTTGATAGCTTTCCGGTGCCCTTCCGTCCCGGCCGTGGTCTTCTCCAACGCGGAGAACAATGTCCGTAGATGTTGCCGCTCCGTCGCCAGGATGGCGTTGAAGTCGGTCATGCTATCGTTCAACCTCTTCTGGGCTTGGTCGGCCCCAAAAAGCCCCTGTACCCAGTTGATGATATCCTTCCCGTACACGGACAGCAACGTGATCCCCACCACCAGCGCCGTCTGCCAGCTAACGATCGAGGTGAGCACCTGTTTCCATACCGGGATGGCCATCTGTCCGGATTTCTTCAGCAGGTCATACTCAACCCGCGCGGTCCGGATATTATCGGCCAAGATGGGGAGGTTATTGGAGATGGCCAAGAAGAACATGTTAGCCCCCATGGTGAGCGATGGCAACTCCCGGGCCACCTGTTGCACCGACATCGACAGGCCGTTGAACCCGGTGCCGGCGGAGCGGCTGTAGGCGGACAGGCGGGATTGCGCCGTCTGGATCTCCTTGTCGAGGTCGCCGATTTGTCTCAGGATGCCCTGTCCGGCGTTTCCCTCACGGTCGGCCTTGGACAGGTTATAGTAAGCCGTGGTAAGCTCCTGCAGGCGTTTCTGCAGGGCCATGACGGAATCGACGGCCCTCGATTCCGTCTGTATCCGCTCGTTCAGCGTGCGCATGCCACCGCTGATCGCCTCGCGCAGGCTGTTCTCCCGCACCGCTAGCGCCGCCTTCATCCGCGTATATTGCCGGGTGGTGACGGTGCCGGCCTCCAGCCCGTCATCCAGCGATCCCTGCACGACGGCGAGGTCACGCAGGGCGTTGATGTTCTCCTGTACGGTGACGGCCAGTTTCCGGTTCTCGGCGCTCATGGTACCGTAGGCCGCGCCGCTGTCGGCGATCAAACGCTGGTAGGTTTTCGCCGACTCGTCGCGCAGGCCCTTGATGCCGAGAGTAACCTTCTCGACCTCGTCCTCCAGGTTCCCCCGGAACTCGAATGTTATGTATACGGGATCGTTCGCCATTTATTTCAGTCCTAAGAATTCCAGTTCCTCCTCCTCGGTTTGGATAACGTTTTCCTCCCCGGATCTCTCTCTCATACGTCCTTGGTCGTTGATCATCATCAGGATGACACACCAAGGGATCTTGTTCATCACCTCGTCGTACGTGAACGCCCCGGTGGCGATCAGCGCGTGGATTTGTCCGAACGGGCTATGGGGAGGCTCGTAAGCCTCCTTTAACTCCCTTTCCCTGTCGGTTGGCTCATCACCGGCTCCGTCAGTCTCAAGCTCGCCGCCGATGTGATAATACTCACGAAATCCGACCCGTCGCAAGTCAGCACCACGATCTTCATCAACTCCGCCATGCCGCGCATCCCCATGTGGGAACGGATATATGAGGCCAGCGGGCGGTTCAGCAGCCATGCCGACATCGATCCCCGGATCATGCCGTAGGCGATCAGTCTCGACGCCGTCACGCCGTGCTTGTCGATATACTCCATCAACGTGCCGATATCCCCGGACATCAACCTCTTTATGTCGATATTCATCCGGCAGAAAAGCCGGGCGATACGGAACACGTTGCTGCCGACCGGCCGTTTCATCCAATATCCTATGGTTTTCTTGCCGAATATCCGCAAGGGCCATGGCGCCGGGAGGATGATCTTGAGCCGATGGTCCAGCAGGGCCTCGGCGGCCTCTATCTCTACCTTGTCCATCACGCGTCGGATTTAGGTTCGCCCAGCTTGTAGATGGCGTACGGTCCCTCGTTCTTGCCGATCGGGGCCAGCGCCTTCGCCGTCACCTCGATCTGGGCGATGTCGGTACGGGTCAGGTTCCAGACGAAACGGGCGTTCACCTGCGCGTTCGGGATGTCGATCACCACGCCGTGCATGGAGATCACACGGACGGCCTTCCGTACCGTCACGATGTCGCGCGGGGCGTGGTATTTAGTCACCGAGTAGGTCTTCCCGTCGATGGTCACGTCCTCGGCGGTCGATACCGTGCCCCCGAACACCTCCTTCAGGGTGTCGTTGTCCCATTCTAGGAAGTTCAGCTTGACCTGTTTCAATCCCGGCTCGTTCCCCACGCTCTCCACGGGCGCGGCGGGTTCCTCCTCGCAGTAGAAGTCGGTCGTGGTATCCGCCTCGGTCGTGAATGAGGCCGTGCCCTTCAAGGTGCGTGCCAATTGCTTCATTACGGCGGGCATGCCGCCTTCCGGGTTCACGTCGCCGAACTGGGCGACCTTCAGGCCTATGGATCTTGTCTTGTTTGTTTCTGTCATGTCTTTGATTTTTGAATTATGAGTCTTGATTTCTTTTTCGGGCGAGAACCCAGCCTAGGGCGAGGCCTGCCAGAACGCCGGTCAAATACCCTTTGAGCGTCATCCAAAAGGGGATGTCCGGAGGCTCTTTCACCTTTAAGGTGTTCGCCAGCTCCTCTTGCGCCCGGTCCAGTCTCTCCTCCAAGGAGAGGACCAGCGCTTGTAGGCTGTCGCATCCGGCGTGGATGACGATCGTTTCTCCCTCCAGCCCGACCGAGGCCGTGGCTTGTCCCTCCTTTTGGGTGTAGGTGGCTCCTTCGGGCAGCCTACGGAGGCTGTCGATCGGCACCCGCAGCGTCGCCAGGCTCGATGGGATTGTCGCGAGGGTGGCGGTGACCTTTCGTTCCCACCGGAGGCTGTCGGCCGCCCGGACGGAAATATCTTCTCTTGTAGTCCTGCACGAGGTGGCGAGCAGGACAGCGATCATACATAGGGCACACCACGATCTTCGCGACGCAGCCCTCCAGACGCGACATACGTGCCTGGAAATCCCGTATCTCGTCATATAGCTTGAATATGGTCTCATTGTCTTTCTCGGCCATGAGCCGGGACACGTCGTCCTTCTCCAGCCGCTTTCTCCTCTTGAGCAGCGGAAGGCCGGCCAGCCAGTTCAAGAGGACGATCAAGCCGCCTCCCGTGCCGAGATAGTTGAACAACGCGTTCCAGTCCATGAGTCCGAATTTTGAATTATGAGTTTTGAATTATGATTTAACTGTCAACTGTCACTTGTCAACCGTCTTGAGCCACCTTTGTACGTCGAACGAGGGGCAGGCCTTCGCCGCCAGCTCGTTGTGGCCGACGATCCGCGCAGAGGGGAAGCGGCGGTGGAAGTCCCTCACGTAGGCGGCGAGGGCTTCCCGCTGCTCCGGGGTGCGGGTGTCCTTGGGGGTGCGACCGTCGGCGGCGACCCCTCCGGCATAGACGATATGCCGGGAGACGGAGTTGTGTCCGGCCGTCCCGTTCGTGATCTCCCAGGGATCCACCACGTCGTCCTCGTTGTTATCCACCAGTCGCTCCACCGTACCGTCGAGGTGTATCAGGTCGGTATAGCCCACCTGTCTCCAGCCGCGGCCGCCTTCACTGAGGGGGGCGCAATGCCAACGGCGGATCTCGTCCGCCGATACTTCACGGCCTTCGGGGGTGGCGGTGCAGTGGATGACTAATTGCTTGAGTTTGGCCATCGGTTACGCTTTGTTATAGATTACCGCCTGGTACTTATTACGGATAGGCAGTGCCGTGAAACGTTTCTGGAAACCGATCACGTCGCCACGCTCGCCTGGATCCTTGTACTTGGCGAACACCTCGATATCGCCGTCGGCGCGCATCACCTCCTGGTCGGAGTAGAACAGTGAGCACTGCGCGTCTGCCTCCGCGTCCCCTGTACCGAACGCCACTTTCGTACCGTCCGCTTGCTTGTAATATGGGAGTTTGGAGAAGGTGAAGACGTTGAACCCGAATAAACGGTTCGACTCCAGCATTGTCTTGTAGAGCTTCATATCCTCCAGTTGCAGGTCCGCCAAGTGGTACGGGTTCAGTACCGCTACCAATGTAGCCGGGTCGATGTCCTGTGAACGGAACCAGGCATCCATTTTTAGGATGTCCTCGAAAGAAATCTTACCCGGCGCAAGGGTTTCCTTGGCCGGTGTCAATTCGGCGTGTTTCGCCGGTGCCCAGTTATGCGCGGCGTAGGCGGCCGTCTTCGACTGCAAGGTATTGCGGTGCTGACGCACCACGCTCTCCATCTTGGAGTAGGCCGTTTCCATCTCCTCCACGTTGCGCACCACCGTGTTCTTCGTATCGAAGGTATGAAGGGGTAAATCCAACGGTGTATCGGGGCGACTCATGGTCTCCACGGGATAATCCGTGTTATCAATCAATACATCTGGAGCGACACCGGCTTCGGCCAAGTTGATTTTGTTGTATTCCACCATCGGTGTCATATCTACCGAACGGGTCAGGAACGTGCGGTCGGGATAGAACCCTTCCATCAACATGGCGATCCAAATTTGCTTTTCTATAGGCATAAAATACTTGTTTAATGGTTATTTAATCCGTTTCTTCAATTCCTCGAACGCCTCCGGATCGTCCGCTTTCAGGCGTTTCAATCCTTCGGGGTCTTCCTTGGCCCATTTGAGATAGGTCCAGTCCTTGCGCCCATCCGCTACGGCTGTCCTGCCGGTCGAATGGGTGACTTTGGCTGACAGGGATTCCTTGGCGGGGATGGCCTCCAGGGTTGTCTTGGCCATGTCATAATCGTTAAGGGCCAGTCTCTCGAACGATTCTTTTTTATCGGCGGTAATGCGGCCCTCCTTGATGGCCAACGCCACCAATTCGGTCGCTTTCAGTTTGCGGTGGTTGTCCAGTTCCTTCTCGGCTTTCTCGGCACGTGACTGGAGTTCCATGATGGCGGCGGAGATCGACTTGCCATCCGCCTCGTTGCTTTTTAAGCCTAACGCGATATACGCCTCGGCTGTCAGGATGATTTTGTCCATTTCGTTGTTGTTGGGTTTGTTGATGTTTAACAATGCCTCGACGCTTAGTTTTACCCGGTCGTCGGGGATGATATCGCCTTGTTTGGTGTACAGGCGCAGCGCGTTCCTGTTGCTGGGGACGCTTACCAGGCTCACTTCGCACAGCTCCCAGTCGGTCACCGTCACGCGCTCCTCGCCGTTCGGCAGGGTGCGCAGTTCCACGGCGTTGATGATGATTCCGGGGCTGCATCCTTTTAAAAAACCTTTCTTCGCCTGGCGTTTGCATTTCGCCCCCAAAGTGTCCTCCTCGTCATAGACCGCCTTGCCGATCAACCTCGTTCCTTCTACCCTCAAAGCGGTCATCTGGCCGATCAGGCTGGCGGACTCGTGGTTGAAAAGCATCACCGGATTCTCGTTGTAACGCTCAAAGCGTCCGCCGGCGTTCAGGAGGACAAAGCCGTGGCTGTTCACCACGCTCTCATCGTTCAATGCATATTCGTCTTCGTTCATGTGCGATCCGTTTTTGAGGGCGAAATTACCGGGAGCGTTCCGGGAGCGAAAACAGGGGTGAAATTCTTTACACTCTTGTTTCCAGCCACTTTAATTCACTTGAACTTTGCCGAAAACAAAGAACGCTTATGGTAGAAAAAGCAAACAAGGAAAAGGCGGGCATCCGTGTGAAAGACCCGCAAAAGTATGAATACGCCTATCTCCTGTATATGCAGAAGGTTCCCCAGAAGGAGATCGCCGAGCGGGTAGGCGTGAGCCAGCAGACGCTGGTCAAGTGGAAGGAGGACGGCGGTTGGGGGTTGAAACGCGCCGCCCGAACCGTCAGCCGCGACCAGATCATCAACAAGACGTTGATGAAGATCAATGAGATGCTTGACAGTGAGGAGGGTTTCAACGGTGACGAGTTTGCGAAACTGGCAAGTCAGCTGGAAAAAATCAAGTCAGGATATACCTTGGACGATGTAGCTGACATCTTGACGAAATTCGGCGACTGGATTATCGAACAAAGCGCGTCGGACAAGGCGATCACGACCGGGTTCGTACAGCAGCTCACCAAATATCAAGACAAGTACCTTTTAATGCGCATTAACAATGGCTAAGAACAAACTGAGCAAGGAGAAATGGAAAAGATGGGAGGAACGGAAAAATCTCATCCTCTCTTATGATTTTCACCTGTCAGACACATCAAGAGAGGTAGAAGCTCGCACCGATATGGCACGTAAGGACTACTCATTCTTTGTTGAGACCTATTTCCCGCACCTCTGTACCGACAAGGAGACCGGGCGTATCACCAAGTGCGGCAAGTTCCAGATAGACGCGGCCAAGTACCTGAAGACGTGTCCCCATACCCGTGCCGTCTTCGAGTGGGCCCGCGGCCACGCCAAGAGTACCCATATCAGTCTGATGATTCCTATCTGGTTAATGATCCAAGAGAAACGCTCCATCCACGTGATGATATTGGTATCGAAATCGGAAGACAGCGCCGACCGCTTGCTTTCCGACCTGCAATGCGAGCTGGAGTTCAACAGTCTTCTGAAAGCGGACTTCAACATTCAGATCGACGAGGGCAGCTGGAGCACCGGCGAGTTCAAGACCAAGGACGGGATGCTCTTCATGTCCATCGGCCGGGGCCAGTCCCCCCGTGGTATCAAGAACCGGGGCCAGCGTCCGGATTATATCGTGATCGATGATATAGACGATGACGAGATGGTACGCAACCAGGCGCGTGTGTCGCAGGCGTTCGACTGGTGCCTGACCGCCCTGCTCGGCGCAATGGACATGGGGCGCGGGCGATTCGTGCTGGTCGGGAACCGGATCGGAAAGGACAGCATCCTGAGCCGTTTCGCCGAACGTCCGGAGACGCACCACACGGTGGTCAACGCCATCGACGCGTCCGGTCAGCCCTCCTGGGCGGAGAAATACAGCCGGGAGGAGATTTTGAAGCTGCGCACCTACATGGGTGAACGGCGGTTCCAAAAGGAATACATGAACAATCCCGTCAACGAGGGGGCGGTTTTCCTGCGCAAACATATCCGCTACGGGAAAATGTTGCCATTGAAAGAATACCGCAGCCTGATCTGCTATACCGACCCCTCGTTTAAGGCATCCACGCAGAACGACTTCAAGGCGACCATGCTGGTGGGCAAGACCAAGGGTGGGCAATACCACCTCCTGAAAGCCTACGCAGACCAGACCAGCGTCTCCAACATGGTCGCTTGGCATTACGACATCGACGGCTATATCGCCGGACGTGTCCCGGTGATGTACTACATGGAGTCGAACTTCATACAGGACTTGATGCTGGACGAGTTCAAGAAGGTGGGAGACTCTATCGGCCACCAGATCCCCATCCGGGGCGACGGGCGCAAGAAGCCGGACAAGTTCTCGCGTATCGAGGCGATGCAACCCCTCTTCGAGCGTGGCTTGATTATCCTGAACGAGAAAGAGAAGGATTCACCCGGCATGACGCAATTGGTGGAGCAGCTCTTGATGTTCGAGAAGGGCAGCCGGGTACACGATGACGCGCCGGATGCCTTGGAAGGTGCCGTGTTCCTGTTGAACCAGCGCAGCATGGCCTGTGCCGGAACCTATCGGGTCGGCAAACGTCCAAGCCGGAAATATTAAGCAATAGATAATTCATAAATCATAATTCACAGTCATGTTTTTAGAGATTGAAGAAATGAAGACGGTGGCCGCCGAGTACAAGCTGGAGGAGATCACCGATTACGACGACACGATCGTACAGGCCTGTATGCTGGCGGCGGTACAACGGGTCACGCGTCTGTTGTCCGGACGGTATGACGTGGAAAAGATCTTCTCCGCCACCGGTAACGAGCGGGACGCAGAACTGTTGGAGATCTGCAAGAACATCGCCCTGTGGTTCCTGATCCGGCGCTGCAACGTGGACATCCTCTACAGTCGGGTGAAAGAGACCTACGACCGGGATATGTCCTACCTAAAAGAGCTGATGAAGGGCGATATCCCGTCCGGGCTTCCCCTCCGGGAAGACGGCGGGAATCCGGTCGGAGCGGTACGCTTCGGCAGTAACCCGAAGTTCCGTCATTCGTGGTGAATTTCCAAGACCGTTAAAACGCTATCAAAACCCGTTAAAAACAAGAGATAAACATGAAAACGGATAAGTATATACCCAAACATAAAAAAGGCTCTAAAAAGCCACAAAAGACTTTCGTTAAGCAACGGGAGGGATTGGTGCGGAAAATCGTGCCCAAAGCGATCAGCCGTGTCAGGAAAGACCTCGACAGCTGGCGGTGCGCGCTCCGCCAGGCGGACAGCGTAGACCGCCCCCGCCGCCGGGAGTTGATGGACCTGTATGCCGACGTGATGCTCGACGCGCTCCTGACCAGCCAGATCGAGCAGCGCATCGGCCGGACGCTCTCCTTGGAGTTCAGCCTGAAAGACGCTTCGGGCAAGGTGGACGAGGAGGCCACCCGGACTCTCTCGTCGGCGGTCTGGTTCCCGCTCTTGATACGTTATATGTTGGAATCGGTTTTCTACGGCCATTCATTGGTCGAGTTCTCCACCTCGGAAACGGACGGTATCGGCGTGACGCTGATACCCCGGCAGAACGTGGTACCGGAACAGGGGCTGCTCCTCTATGACAGCACCGCCGACGAGGGGGCGTATTACCGGGAACTGCGGGAATACGGCACCTATGTCGTGGAGTTCGGCGCGCCCGGTAACTACGGGCTGTTGAACAAGGCGGTGCCGCACGCCCTGTTCAAGAAGTTCGCCCACTCGTGCTGGTCGGAGCTGTGCGAGATCTACGGCATACCGCCCCGCTACATCAAGACCAACACGCAAGATCCGGCGATGCTTGACCGGGCGGAGGATATGCTGCGCGACATGGGGTCGGCGGCCTACTTTATCATCGATACCACCGAGGAGTTCCAGTTTGCCCAAGGTGTCAGTACGAACGGGGATGTGTATAACAACCTGATCTCTCTTTGCAACTCCGAGATGTCGCTGCTCATCAGCGGGGCGCAGATCGGGCAGGACACCAAGAACGGCAACCGATCGAAAGAGGAAGTGGGTGTCAAACAACTGGAGAAGTATGTCAATTCCGATAAACGGCAGGTGGAGGACTGGATGAACTCCATCGTCCTTCCGGCGCTCTTCCGGATCGGTTTTCTTCCGGACGGCTTGCGTTTCTCGTTCAATTCGGAAGAGGACACCGGACAGTTGTGGGAACGTACCGCGCAAGCGATGCAATACTATGAGATCGATCCGACTTGGATCAAGGACAAGTTCGGTATCGAGGTGACCGGCAAACGATCATCCGGACAGGAAGGTTTTTTCGGATCAGCCCCGAAAGAGAATCGGGGCTGACGGCACGGATCAATGAATTGTACCGGGACGGTCTTACTCCTTTTGAGTCCGAGGGTAACGAAGACATACCCGCTATCGACGAGCGTGTCTTCAAATCGGCCCTGCGAAAGATATTCCGCAGGGAGGGTTTCACGGCGGAGATGCTGGCGGAGCCGAAGGTCCGTGCCTTGGTGGACGCGTATGCCGGGGCGTATGAGGGGGCGATCGCTCCCTCTTTGGAGAGCGGCGTGATTCCGGAGGCCATGGCGCGAAAGCTCAAGGAGGATATCTTTGTCTTTTCCGGATTCAAGACCTACCAGGGATTGAGGGAGGCATCCCGCCTGTTGCGCGACGAAGACGGGACGGTGAAGCCGTTCAACCGTTTTTACAACGATATAACGGCGATCAAGGAGGATTATAACCGCCATTGGCTGAAAGCGGAATATCTCTTCGCCCAGGCCTCTTCGGAAATGGCCGCCAAATGGAAGGACTTTGAGGCGGACGGCGACCGCTACAACCTGCAATACCGTACCGCGCACGATAGCAAGGTTCGTCCGGAACACGCGGTACTGCACAATGTGACGCTACCGGCCTCTGATCCCTTCTGGGAGGAGTTCTTCCCGCCAAACGGATGGCGATGCCGCTGTACGGTGGTACAGGTGCGCAAAGGCAAGTATCCCGAATCGGACGGCGTGACCGCCATCCAGCAGGGACGGGAGGCGACCTACCAAGCGGGAAAGAACGGCGTGAACCGTGCCGAGATGTTCCGTTTCAATCCCGGCAAGCAACAGGTCGTATTTCCGAAACACCATCCTTATTATGACGTAAGCCAACGCGAACGGGAAGCGGTACGGGACGCCCTTCATCCGGGGGAGAAAGAATATATGGTGGTACCGACCACCGCCGGACAGCTTCGTATCCATAGCGGGCATGGCAAGGGAGAGCGGAAAGAAAACATCCGGGTCGGCTCTTATTTCGCCAACAAATACGGCTACGAGATCGACCTGCTGGATAACCCGGACGGCGTGAAATCGGCGGACAGCTACAACCGGACGTTGGGGTATGAGGAGGAATACAAGGTCAGCCAGACGCCCTCCAAGAACTCCATCGACCGATTGATCCGGGACGCCAAGAACCAAGCCGACCATATCGTGCTTTGGATCGATTCGGATATATCGCTTGAGGATTTGAGTGCCGCCTTGCGTTCAAGGGTGCGCCGTTCTGATAACATACGGACCATTACGATCGTGATAAACGGGAAAGATGTAAGTCTGACACGGGCCGAGATCGTATCGGAGGGCTTTAAAATACGACTGGCAGACCTGAAGTAATCAAATCTGCCAGAAGGGGGCTCACGGCCTTTCGGCTTAGAACCGCCGCAAATATACAAAACATATCAATATGGACAACAACGATTTCCTAAATAATGTCATGCGTGACCTGAAAGTCGAGCTGGATGACGAATTTGACCGCAACTTCGAGCGGAAGGCCTTCTTCGACCGGCCGTGGGCACCGCTCAGTCCGAACTACAATCCGTCGGAGGGATCGATGTTGATGCGCACCGGTGCCCTCCGGCGCAGTCTGCATAGCCGGATAGACGGCACGAGGTTGATTTATGAAAACAGCCTGAAATATGCCGGATTACAGAACTACGGCGGCACGGTGCGGCAGGACTTCGTCCCCTCCGACAAGATGCGCCGCTGGGCATGGGCGAAAGCCCGTGAACGCCGTGAACAGGGTGACAAACCCGGCGAAGAGAAGTTCCGCCGTATGGCCCTCGCCAAACGGATCAGGCGGACGATTTCAGTACCAGCCCGCCCCTTTATCGGCGAGCATCCCCGTATAAGGGAAATCGCCGCGGAAGTGGTTCGGGAGAATGCTGAAAAGACATTGGAAGAGGCTAAGCGAGCCTTCAAATCATAAATTACAAATCATAAATCATGAAAGAGATTTTGGAAGCCGTCATGCGGCGGCTAAAAGAGCAGGTTCCCGATCTGGCTTACGTCAGCGAAGACTGGGGACAGATGGATTATTACAACGAAGCCCCGCCGGTAAAGTTTCCTTGCGCGCTGATCAGCGTGAGCCACATCGGCTTCGAGTCGGAAACGTGGGGGTTGCGCCGTGCCCGGCTGACCTTCCTGATCCGTATTGCCGACTGTCCCGTTTTCACGGGTAACATGGCCGCTCCGGAACAGCACCGCAGCCGGGCATTCGCTATCTTCGACTTGATGGAACAGGTGGGCAATTGCCTGTATGGGTTCGGTACCGATGCTTTCAACGATATCGAGCAGCAGGAGGTCACCCGTTACAACCGTGAGGACGCGATCCGCGAATATGCGATGACTTTCACGACCGGGTATGCGGTGGAATCAGAAGAGGGATAACTGCCGGTCTTCATTGCGGGTACGTTCTTGGTGGATGTTCACCCCGATGTAATTCAAGAACGTCCGGTAGCACATCGGATAAACCGGATAGACGTACCGCCGCCACACCTCTTTGTAGCAGCGGTCGCGCCTACCTGGTTCATAATGCCGCCTCACGATGTCGCAGACAAGCGCGATGCGTTTTAATGTATTCCGGTGATAACCCATAGAACAGATAAACCAAACAACCTTTGTGTGAACAAAGATAAAAGGCCCGGAAGGTTATTACAACCATTTCCAGACCTTTCTCTTGTAATGTTATCATATTTCTTATATAACACTTTTATATGTCGTTTTTGATAACACTTTCTATATCTTCAACCGCTTTTAAAATCGCCGCGGAGCTTTGTCGGAGTTTTTTGTTCTCCTCTTCAAGTATAGCAATCTTTTCCCTTTGTAACCCGCTTGTTTCAAGGAGGCGGAGATAATCGTGCCCCGTTCTTAACAAGGCTCTTGAGGCCTGTTGGTGACCTGTTTCACGTTTTATCTCCTGCAACATCCTGTTGTCATCTACGGTTAGATTGCGAATCAAAATGTTTTTAACCATCACTCTTATGTCGTTATTGATTCTTTTCTGCTTCTAGATGTTGTAATCGTTTCAAATGATAGACCACTGCCTCGAAAAACTCAAGGCTCATTTCACTTTGCCGCTTGGCAATCCGACTTCTTAACCGTGGAATACGTTCTTTAATCAATTCCGCTGATCCCTCCGCATTCTTGATGCATTGGGAAACGCTGGGCACTAAACCCATTTGACGTGCGATTCTTGTATTCATATCTATTTAATTTAGAATTAAACAAAACCTAATAGCTTGTGGTATTTTTCCAACACTTCTACTAATTTTTTTTCATCTATTTCACCCAGACTTTTCCGGACGCAGAACCCTTCATCGGAACAGTCGTAGAATAATTCTCGAATTTCTTTTACCATCTCCCAGCATTTTTGGCGATTTTCTATTGCTCTATGTTGGAGAGTATAAGCATTCTTTATTTCTTGCTCCATATCAGGTAAAAGAAGTTTGATAAACTCGTCATACTCACATTTATAAAGATGAATTGAAACGCCATCAGCTATATCAATATCAATACTTCTGTTTGACAAATCATTGTTTCTTATCTTCATATTTTTTTAGTTGTTAGTTTATCTTATCTTTTACTGCAATAGCACATGTAACCATCATTTCAATGGAGACAACAAGAAGTCCAAGCCAAAAATTAATTCTAAAAGCCACTACAGCCAGAACGACAAGAAACAATATGTAACCGGTCAGGCCTATCAAGCCAAAAATAATTTTATTCATACGCCTACTTTCTTTATTAATAATATCTGCTCCGATTTATCTCGGAACAGCTCTTGCTTGATCATTTGAGTCCATACCTTCAGTATTTTTTATAAAACCGCCTTCTCCTCCGTATTTGTGATAACTCGAAAAAGAAGGCGGTTTTTATTTTCCCGTATGCCTACGCGACCCTCCACTCTTATGTGGCGTCTTCCGGCATATAAGCCGATACATACGTTGTTACCTCGCACGATACGATTACCCGACCGGTGCCTTTACACTGCGGGCAAATCGTACCCTCCTTCCTTCCCTTACCCTCGCAGACTTTGCAGACCACGATATGCGGTGGGATCGTCTTTTCACGTTTGAGTGCCGGGGATTCCGTTTTGACAGGTTCCGCCGGTTTTCTTCTGAATTTGTTTAAAATGTTGCTCATATTCATTTTGATTATCTATTCTTACCTGTTTCATCCGGCTGCCAGGCGATAGTTACGACCGCCTTCAGACGTTTATTCCCTTTACACACGGGGCAATCCTGCTTGATGCGCTCTCCGTAATCATCCACTCCCCAGAACCAGCCGTTGCCGTGGCAATAACTACAGGGGAAGCCGCCGAACTCGACCCGTTCGACAGGACACTCTTTCGGGAAGAGCGGCGGCTGGATCAATAGCGCGTGTTGTTGCTTGCTCATGCCTCTGTCATTCCTAATGGTATCGCTATCCATGCCCCGTTGTCGTTCTTGACCTCAGCCCGGATGAACTGTTTGCTGATGGCCGGTTGGTAGGCTTCCTCGATGATCTGCACGCCTTCCATGAAACGCTCGTCTTCCGATTCCTCGGCTATCTTGCGAAGCTGGACGATACGGCTTGCCTTCAGCGTTCCTTGCGCGTTACGGGCCAACAGGCGGAGTACCATTTTTACGAGTGCCTTCGTTTTCTTGTTGTCGGCAAGCCCCTCGATATACTCCTTCACGATGGCGATACCGTCCTCCACCGTGTCGCGGTAGCCGTCGGTCTCATAATACCCTACGGTGATACGCTTGTCCCCCGCCGTATTGGTGAAGGTGTCCGTGCGTTGGCCGTCTTTTTTCAACTTCAAGACTTCCGACTTCATGTCGATCACACGGCGGAAGTTATTCAGTACGCCGTTTTTCACGGTCTTGATGCAGTCGCTGACCGCTTGCAAGTCCGGGATCGCCTCCTCGATCGTTTCGTCCACCAGTTCCTTGTAGGCCTCGCGGTCACGTTTGGCCTGTTCCTTGGCTCGTTTGGCGGCCTGTTCTTTCCTGAACGCTTCAAACTGTCTCAGTTCCTCGTCCGTCATTTCGACTGTTTGTTTTGTTGCTTCCATGTTTTTTCTTTTTTTGAATTGTTACACATCTGTTTATTCTGAGTTTCTTTGTATTTCATATATTCCCGGCGGAGGTAGTCGATGGATCGCTCCAGTTTCTCGATCTCCTCGTCCCACTCCCGCAGCAGCCGGCGTTGCGCCTCCATATCCTTCACCGGCCGGGTGAGCAGCGTGTCGACCAGAAAGTCGCGCTCGCCTTTCAGGTAGTCCAGACGGCGGCGCAGGCGTCCGCCCTGTTCCTCGATCTCATCAAGTTTGTCTTGTAGGGGTATATAGCGTGCCATTGTCAATCCCCCTCCTTTTGTTTCCGGCGGATAGCGCGAATCTTCTTTAATAATGCCTCCAGTTCCTCGTAATCGAGCCGGGCAAACCGTTTGCCGGCGATCCGTTTGTCGAGGCAGAAGGCATCGACCCTCTTCCAGTCGGCGGTATCGACACCTGACAGTTGCATCTGGTGAAGCACGGCCGACCGCTTGCTTTTCAGGATACGCATGGCCTCGGTCTCTTCGGCGCGTGTCAGCTTCTCCATCGCACGGATGGCTTCGTTGTATTCGTGGAGCGACATTTCGCGCAGGCTGTCGGTACGCCCGTTCGTGAACTGAAGCACGATCTCTTCCTTGCTCGCTCCCGGCATCTGTTTCAGCAAGCCGTAGAAAGCGGCGTAATTGTCGGGCTTTGCGTAGCCTTGTTTGGGTTTCATTTGTATTACTTTCATATCTGATTCGTTTTAGATTAAACCGGCTTCACGTGCTCCCTCTTCCCAAATGACATACCGGCCGGTGTCGCCGATGTAACGCCCCTTGCTGAAAGCTACGTAGCCCTCGATATAGATCTTTAGGTCGGCGTCATACATCACGCTGGTGGCTGCGTCACCTTTCGGGTTTTTACCCCGTGCGTGGCTGATGAAGATGAAGAGTTTGTCAGGGAACGCCTCTTTCAAGAGAATATAATCGCGGTAGTTCATTTGCGTGTACTGGATACTGTCGATCACCACGATGTTGAAGCTCTTGTGACGGGCAAGCCGTTCCTTCAGTGCCGGGATGTCTTCCTTGATGAATGCCAGGCGGCGGCTTACTTCGGCCATGCCGAACCGACGTAGGTTATTCTGCACCGTCAGGCAGGTGCCTTCCTCCAGCGAATTGAACGCCACCCGGTCGTATTTGCACAGCTCTTTGCAGAGTTGCATGACGAACGAGGTCTTCCCGTTGCCCGAATTGCCCCAGATGAACCAGACACCCCGGTTCTCGGGCGTATCGAACGCCTCTTTCCATTTTCCCTCAAAGGGGAATGTCTCATATTTCTTGTCTAGGATGTCCCGGACGCTTATTGCTCGTTTCATGTTGTTTTCGAATTGTGTTCAAATAGCATTCGAACGGTTGTTTACTCGCCCATCCGTTTGACCCGGTGGATCGCCTTTTTCACGCGGCGGAGGTCGAAGTCGCACGGTTCGGCGTCTCGGATCACCTCGTCGATCTTTTTCCGGTCGCTCAGCCCGTTGGCAACACAGATGGAATAGACATCGTTCGGCGTGGTGGCCTCCAGCTCGAAGAACTTGCGTCCCATGCGGCTGTAGAACTCCTTGTAGCCGGGCTTACGGTAGCGCAGGCCGTTCTGGATACGCTTCACGATGTAGTCGGTCGAGAGGAAGATGATGCCGCATTTCTCCTCCAACTTGTTGTACATGCTGATGAAGTAGTGGAACACCGGTTCGGTCAGTTTATCGGCTTCGTCGAAGATCAGGAGCGGAGCTTCCATCTGGATCACGTCGTCTAGGATCAGGCTCCACACCTCGCGGATGTTGTGCCCGTCGGTCTTGATACCCACCTTCCGGGCAATCTCACGCACGAAGTCTCCTTTCTTCATATCTTCGGAACAAAGGATATAGAACACCTCTTTGTGTTCTTCGGTATAGAGGCGGGCCGTCGTTGTCTTGCCGCACCCGGCTTCGCCCACCACCCAAGTGACGTTGCGCCAGCGCTGGGCATCGTCGAGCGCGAAGTTGATCTCTTGGTAGGCGGAGGTCTCGACGATCTGCCAGCCGGTTTCGTTCTTTCCGCCACCGATCTGTGCGGCGATGTCGCGGAACATCTTATCCGAAATGTTTTCATACTTGCCGTTCACGATACAACTGATCGTGCCGACCGATGTGTTCTTCAAACTCCCGGCCGCCTTGTTTTGGCTGGGATACTTGGCGACGTAGGCGCGAAGAGCCTCGCGGATGGCGTCTTTCTGTTTGTTGCTTAATGCTTCCATTGTATGATTTTCGATTTATGATTCCTAATTTATAGTTTGCCTGCCACGTTACTCAAGCTTACCTCGTTGTTGCCGCCGAGCTGGTCCCAGGTGACGTTACTCAATTCCTTGGTGTCGCGACCCAATGATACCCGAAGCGTCCGTCTCTTCGGTTGGCTGTACTGGCGTGTACGGCGGTCAAGCTGTTCCTTGGCCTCTTTGGAGAGCCCTTTCAGGTCGGGGCTGACCAGGCCGTGCTGTTCCGGAGCGACACCGTGTTCGTATTCGATCTCCTTGGCGATAATCTGTCGTTCGACACGCTCGCCGGCTATGGCTTCCTGCTGCCGGCGGATAAACGCCTTATCCTCTTCCGTTTGTTCCTGTTGGGCGCGGTGGATATAGATCGGCGGCAACCCTATGCGCTCGAAGCGCAACGCTCCGCCTTTGTCCATCCAGAGCAACCGGACGCTGCGCATGTCGGTCGGATCGTATTGCACATAGAACTGCTTGAATGTGTTCCGGCGACGCCATTCCAGATCCGGATTGCCCTGGTCGTCATACACCTCGTAGGTATAGTCCTTTTTCTGCACGGTGATCTTGATGCCGCTGGAGGTGAAGGTCGAGGGCTTCTCGGTCGTGTACCAGAACATGTCGACCATGTCGCGCACGCTGACGGCATCGGTCTCCTCGTTCACGCTGTTTTCGTACATCTCGATCCGGGAGATACCGGTGGCCGGGTGTTTCATCTCGTTCCACTCTTCCCGGGCTGCCTCGTAGATCTCGTGCAGTTCGTCCAGCGTGGGGAGCGCGTCGATATTGGCGTTGATGATCTCCAGGTTCGGGCGGCTGGTGGCCTTTACGGCGGTCACGTTCTGCCCCGTGTAGCCGAAGCGCGTCCAGAGCACCTGTTGCTGGAAACGGCCGAAGATGTTCTCGATCGTTTTCGACTCGCCATTGTAGGGGGCGGTCGGCCGGTGGATCCGGCTGATCTTCGAGAAGAACCCCTTGGCCGTGTTCTTCTTGTGGCCTCCCTGATTGTCGCACACCAGCTCGTAAGGCTTGTGCCCGCTGCGCTGTATCGCCATGCGGAAGGCGTGGTATTGGGCGATGTAGTCCTCCCGCTCGCTGATATGGTAGCCCAGCAACACCTCGCTGTAGGCGTCCACCACCTCGTAGACGTTGATCGTGCGTTTGTTTCCGCTTTCGTCCCGGTAATAGAGGTTCAGTTTCGTGCCGTCGCCATACCAGAGGGAATCCCGGCTGGCGGGGAGCAACGTGTGGTGCTTGCGGTCGTAGAGCTGGTGTGTCCGCATTTCGCCGAACACGGCATCGTGCCACAGGGGTTTGATACGGGGGCTGTTCAGCCAGCCCTTCATGCCCCGTTCGCTCTTGAGCGGTTTCCAGCCCCTTTCCGGGGCCGTGCGGTTGTAGGTCTCGAAGATCTGGTGGTCGGTATATTTGGGCATCTGGCTCCGCTTCAGTGCGATGATGTACCGTCCTTCCTCCTCGCCAATCTTCAGCGTGTTCCTGTTGCCATACTTCCCGCTGATCAGCGTCTCGTAATGGTCGGGGCTGTACCGCTTGATCAGTTCCTTCAACCGTCCGACACAGCCGGGCAGCGTATGGCCGAACTCTGTGCGCAGCTCTTCGCTCCGTTTCATTATCTCCTCCCAGTAGTCGCCTGATACGCCCAGCTTGTTGCGGTTGGGACGGATGCGGGCGATATCGCCGATCAGCGTATTCAGCACCGAGGCGTTCAGCGTATAGGCCGTGATCGTCGGCTCCGGAAGCGGTACCAGCTCGCCGTTCTTGTCATAGCGGTGCTTCTCGAAGAAGTCCTCCGCCTTCTCATCTTTGCGGACACGTCCGCGCAGTATCTCTCTTCTCATGATCTCTTCGGGTTCGCCATACTTGGCGACAAAACGTTGTTGGTATTTGTCGCGAATGGAGGAATAGACGTACAGGGCGCGATTCCCCTCGCCGCCGCCACGGTTGACGCATTGGATGTTTCCCCGGCGGACATTACTGTAAAGCGTGTTAGGCTTGATCACCGGATCATCCCCGGATGTCAGTTCTTCGTATGTCACGCACAATATTTTATTGTAATATTCCATTCCCGATTGTTTTACCGGTTAATAATCTTCCAGTTTATCGATCGGCACTCTTTTTACCAGCCGTGCAGAGTTGCCGAAATTCAACACGGCCAAAAACATCACCCATACCGGATTACAATCCGCCATTCCAACCAACAAGGTAAAACTCAGCAGAAAGTAAACGGTATATAACTTCTCTTTCCCGGTAAGGCTGCGCCACCAGGCGATCTCACCGCTAAACGGTTTTAACCAGTCCGCTTTCATGATTTCCATTGTTTACAGGTTCGTCACCCACTTCGGAACCTCCGCGCAGCAAAGCCATTTTCCGGATCGCTTTGGCCAACCTGGTATCTTTCTTGTATGCTAGCGCACGCGATACAGTTTCGGAAGTGCAATTCATGAGCAAGGCAATCCGTTTTACTTCTCCATGTTCTACTACGATTCGTCTCTTCATCGTCATATTATCTGAGTTCTACAATAAGGATTTCTTCATCAAACGCTTTGGCCAATTCAGCCTTGAAGTAAGACATCGCGCACTCACCGCCAAACACGGCAATAAACGTCACGTTTTCCACTTGGTAGATGAAAGTGTCTTCTTCTCCCTTGAACCGGCCTAAAAAGCCATCCACTTTCGACCATTCGCGAAAATTCACTGAAACTCTAATCGCTTTCATATCATTTATTGTTTAATGTTATCACCGTGGGCGATCCCGGATTCGAACCGAGGACAATGGCCTTTATGGTTAAGTTTCGCCTGTTCTACCTGACTGAACTAATCGCCCGCCCGTCTTTCCGGGCTGTCAGTTATCCGGAAACCTATTTGCTTTGTTCGTTAATCATTGAAAGAATACACTTCCTGTCTTCGTCCCAAAGTGGAAGCCCTAATTCAATCGTTCGCTTGACCACTTCCACCTCACCAACCAGTTTCATCGCCTGGTTGCGGAAGTCAGTGTCTTCATACGCATGAGCTTTACCAATCAGGAAGTCGGCAAGATCATTTGTAACTTCCTTTTGTCGATTCAATTTCACATTACAGTTCACTACCCGTATATAGATATCTCGGATAATTTGGCTTTCTCCATGCTTCTTGAACTCTTTGCAAAATGCGTCTTTATCCATTGAGGTATTCATATACACTTCATGGATGTATTCAAAATCTTCCAGTGTCGACACGATGCCTGTTCTCTCTTCAAATTCTTTTTGTGTCATAATTTCATATTTATTGTTATTATTCAGCATTTTCCACCTTAAAAGAAAAGTTCCTATCTGCCAATACCTGCTTTACAAAAGACAGATCGTGTTTATCTACTGGGAAAAACACGGCTTGATAGTCCACACTCGGACAAGCCTTGATAGCCGTTTTCTCGGCCATTCCCTTAACCAGTTCGTGAAGAAATCCTACTGTTTCTGCCGTCGCCTGCGCAATAATCACTTTTGCCTTCATCGTTTCTTATTTATATTCGTTTATAATCGGTTTCGTGCCACATCCGTAGCAGTTCCTCAGGGTATGAATCATTTTCTTGACGTAAGAATCTGGAGCGGAAAACACAATGCCATTCTCTTTGTTATAGCTAAAACTCACACCGTCCAACATCAGCAGGTTCGCAACCTTTAACCTGTTGCTCTGTACTTGCCATTCCTTAATCTCGTCCTTCATATCCTTTGTCATTTTTAAGTTTTACTTCTAAAATTCGTCTATATGACCGCCTTTGCTTATCTTTGAGGCGTGGTCATATTTTGATCACGCTGCAAATATACAAACATGTTTTCAATTATGAGCAATAAAGGAGAAGAAAAAGAAAACATTTTTTCAAGCAAGCCTTTGCCGGCAATAAATGAAAGAGTGAAAATCTTAGTAGAGCATTACGCAAAAGGTAGTGTAAAACGCTTTAGTGAAATAATAAATCTATCAAGTTCTCAAAAGCTTAATCGGGTATTCAATTTGGATAAACGAAATAATGAATATCCAGAAGTAAGTAGTGATATTTTACTGTCAATTGCAAACATGCTTTCAGATATTAATACGGAATGGCTATTAACAGGAAACGGAACAATGTCAAAAACAAGCCGTTCGGTAGAGCCAACACATACGCACATCACTCATTCATCCAATAATAAAGATAATGAAACTGAAGAATATAAGCAACAGGTTCATCCAGAAATAGTAGATAAACTTCTTGCTACAATACAAGAGCAGGCGAAAGAAATAGGAAAGTTAGAACAAACGATTACACAACTCAGAAGGGAATTGGGGGATGCTGTATCGGCTGCGAATGGTTCCACCATTGCCAGTGTAGGTTAAAACGCATTCGGCGGACTATTTGCCCTAAAAATGGTAAATAGCTAACAGACAAAAAAGTAACTTAAAATATAGGGGAGTGAATAAATATTTGAAAAATACAACTTCCCCCAACTAATAATATCAAAAACGACAAAAACAACCGTCTGAAAAGCGTCTTATATACATCAATCGCATAAAAAAATGTGGGATAATGCACAGCCAAATGCACAGCCAAACGGCACGTTTCGTTTTTGCACTGCTTAAAATGCACAGGCAAACGCACAGCCAAGTGCACAGCCAATATGAAAAAAGCGGCATTTCCAGCCGTTCAAGACGACAGGAAACCCGCTATTCGATCTAAAAACCGTTCAAACAGGTATTAAAAGCTGATAAAACAACTACTTAGCAGCCCTTATCAGGTGCGATTGAATGATCATAGCCCGTTTGGTGATCTTACAACTCCCGTCAGTCATACCAGCGTGCAGAAGGCTGTTTTTGGTAATGCCTATCTCTTTCTCCGTTAGCACATCAAAGATGGCCGAAATCGATCCGAAATAGTAGTTCTTCTTCTCGTAGATCAAATGTACATGGATAACCTTTATCATAACGCATTTAGTATTTACTTTGTCGCAAATATACCAAATAGCACTTATATAGAATAATCTATCAACAGATTTAACAAATCGAATCCACAACAAAGCAAAAGAAAAGAGGCTCTTTTTAAGCCTCTTCATTCTTTCAGCGGACAAACAATCAACCGAGCCAACAAAACGCCCCAGTGCGCTTCATTTGCGCCCATGTAGACCCCATATTAAACCAAATCTGCCGTCCAATTAAACTTATGTTCAAGAAATCCGTTCAAACCCCATTCAAAATTAAAATGCAGTTCAATTCAATTAAACCGTTTGCGCGTTTCGTTTTTCTTGGTCAGTTCTTTAACTATATTGTTAACCTGTTGTTTTTCAGTTAAAACAAGCCTGTTTTACTCTATACTGTTTTTACGCATTTCGTTTTACCCCCCTTACTTGAAAAACAGAAAAGCAATCCTCTCCGCGGCACTTGTCATCGCCGCAACCGCC